TAAAGAGTGTACCATAGTTGTGGGTTAAAGTCAAGGGTTATTATCTTAATGGCGGGCCTAAAAACCACACTACGAGCGAGTAACGTGTGCCTTTTTTTACAGGAAATACCTTATGAGTTTGCCATGATGCAAAAACTATAACATCTCCTCGACCACCCTCTCCACTTATTTGCCCAGGCACATCTTGGAACTTAAATTCTCCACCCTCATAACCATCATTCAACATTATACTCATACTTAATTTTCGAGTCTTGTTATGAAAAAATTTATTATTTGGCATATTGTAATAACCTGTTCCATTGCCATCCATATGATAATCATAGTGGCTACCAACATCATATTTGGTAACTTGCATTGATTCAGCGCAACTGATATCTAGATTCCAACCAGCTTTTTTGTTAGCCTCGGTCATATAAAGAAATACCAAATCATATAACCACTGATCAGTAGCCCAGTAAATATTTGATATACGAGTGGGTTTATCAGGGAGTCCCTTGACTGTCCCATTTTCCCACTTACCTTTACCTAGAGCAATGATTTTCTTGCACGTTTTTGAATCGATTGCTTTGTTAAATTTCCAATATATCCAAGAGGTTTCTTCATTAATAGTGTCATTATTTTTCATTATAGTTCCTTACATCAGGCAATTCCATCATCAAGTTCTCAACGTCATCCATACTTGGAATGTAATATGAGCCAAAGTATTGATCTATACTAATTCTTGTATTGTCTGGTGTAATAAGATAGTGCCACATTTTCTTGTTGTGACCATCACATTCTGTTTCGCAATCCCCAAAATATTTCCAGCCACTTTCCATACCTTTATAGAGTGGCGCTATTGTGTATTTTAAATCTCTCATTACACTTTCCACCCCTTACCAAAATCTGTATTGTCGAACACTGGCTCTGCAAATTTGTCTGTCTCTATGGTTTGATTACTATCTGCGAGCCCATTCTGTTCCTCTAGTGTAACATCAAACAATCTCATTTTTGCACGATCAATGCCGATCACGAATCTCTTATTGCTAGTTGGATCATTATAGCGATTCTTTAACTGTTTAACTGCAATCTGGTTAAGAGCATCAAGTTCCTCATTACTGATAAGAGCGAACATAAGGTCAGCGGTGGCAGGCAGTCCAAACGATTCGGCAGTGTCCTCTAGTCCTACATCACTATTACTGAACCCTGATCGAGTCGTCTGCGTTGCGCTCATGATAGGCACATTAGTCTCAACTGCAAGTCCTCGTAGTTCCTCTGCAATTGATTTGATCATAGTATAAGAGTTGATGTTGGCTGCACCCTTGAAGCGTGAAGATCCACATATGTTAAGGTAATCAATAAAGATGATGTCTGGTTTAAAGCTCTTCTTAATCGCAAGTTCCTTAATCAGACCCCTAAAGTGAGCTGAATGTGCTGAGGCAGTCGGATATTCCTTCACAATGAGGGTTCCACTGGTATTCTTGTTAATGAAATCTATCTTGCTATCAAACATCTGCTTGGGAAGGTCATGCAAGTCTTCCATCGATACACCCATTAGGTTCGCATCAATACGTTCTGCAATACGTTCCTCTGCCATCTCTAGTGTGATATAGAGTACATTCTTACCCTGAGATAAGCAGTTTGCAGCCATATGACACATAAACAATGACTTACCAACACCTGTACCAGCAAGAGCAATATTCAGAGTCTTGGGCGGTAATCCACCCTTGGTAATACGATTAAAGAAATCCAAATCAAATGGTATCTTCTTTTCTACTGTATGATAATATTCAAATCGTGATTGTGCATCTTCCAAATAATCATGGCCCACACTATTATCAAAACCTACAGCAAGTGCCTCTGTGAGTATGCTAGGAATTGCACCCGCATCTCTACTTTTATCTTTGCCATCAATGATTGATATACCCTCGACAATCGCATTGTATACTGCCCGATCCTTACAAAACTTCTCTGTCGTATCTACGAGCCAATCAAAGTCAACATCAGTAGATTCAAGAGTTTTGATGACCTCTACAACTTTACTATACTCATGCTCATTCAAGTCCTTACGGCCTTGAACCTCTATCTCTAGAGAAGTTTGCGTTGGTATCTTGTTGTACTTGTCTACAAACTTTGCGATCTCTTCAAATACAGTTCTTTCTGTCTTATCTGAAAAGTAATCGCCTTTAATAAATGGTAGAACCTTCCTTGCATATAGTTCGTTTGTTACGAGCTGAGTTAGTGCTGTTCGTTCAATCGTCTGCATATTCAAGGTTATCTTTCTCCAGCTGTTCGTCTAGGATTGATACAAGAATGTCACCAATAGTGGTGGTAAATTCTTCTGTTTCTTTTAGAGATTCATCTGTGTGGCTATTAAACTCTACAATAGTGTATTTAAATACGAGAGGCATATTACCATCTTCATTCTCTTCTTTTGGTACTGATACCTTACCATATTGATATATGACTCCATTGTACTTACCACTGTCGATAAGTATGGAAGCCCACTTGTCACCTTCACGGGACACAAATTTATATTTTTCTGTCATGGAAACCCTTTCTGATTATAAGATACAGTATATCAAGATAGGGATGAATTGTCAATACCCATTACCCAATTTTCTGCTGCATCTTCTGCATAAATTTTAGAATTGGGTCTGGTGGTGTGCCATTCTTTTGTTGTATTATTTGTTTTTTCTTTCTTCGTAATGAACTCTACAACATACTCTTGTCTAAATTCTTGAGAGATGGAGCTCCATCTCTCTTCAAGATACACATTTGCTTCACGATTTGCAAACTCATCATCACCATAATATTCGCTTAATAATTTCATTATATATTCTCCGTTTTCTCCATAATATTACCTACATAACAATTACCAGCGTCTGCTTTATAATCTAGCATAACCATTGGTAACATTCTTCTACAGTCTACTTCATTGTCAATACCGTACAATTTTGTAGCGTCTACTGACAACGTAAATCCTGCTAAAAAAACTAGTTCTATTATAAAAGTCATACTATTCTACTATTGTTATAAATTCTCTATTCTTTAGATGTTCTTCTGCTATGTCATCTTTAGATTGGCCCATATATCGAACTGCATGGTGTTTTTCAATCATATATTCGTTTATACTTTTGTCTGCAAAATCAGTTGTTCTCCATAGTTCACCTAGAATACGGCCAAACTTACCTGTAGCATCATCTTTATGAGTCTTGAGTAGAATACCACCCTCATCATTTAACATACCAGTAAGATAATCCTTTGCAGCATAACCATATTTCTTCTCTTCTAAATCTCTTGTTCTCGATTCTGGTGTGTCGATACCAAACATACGAACACGCTCTTTACGCATCCATACGCCAAATCCTAAATCTATATCTACATCCACAGTATCACCATCAATTATTCTAACCACAGTACATTTATATTCATGCATCTTATTTTCCTAAAAATGGATTCACTAGTTTATCTGAATCTCCTATTTCTTCTTCAACATACGTTTTACCGTTTTTACAACTGGGCAAGCCTAAAATATTCCATTCGTATTCTATACAATTCTTCTTCAGAAGATATTCTTCGTATTCGTTCTTAGTCATACAAGCGTTTTCACCCTCTAAAATTCTTGCCCACTGGCACTCTCTATCAGTCACCCCCCCGACAATATGTTCACTAGAACTTTTTCCCGTTTTCTCTGATAATACCAAGTCTCCTGCTGTTAAAGCTGTTGATAATTGCCAAGGTAGGAAAAAGGCGCAAGATGTTGTCATTCCAAGTGACATTAACATTGCAATTATAGTTGGGAATTTGTTCATACTGCTGTGTCCAAGACTCTGTTAACCTAAATTGATTCATAATTAAACTCCGAAACTTTCTCCACAACCACAAGAACTCTTTGAAGTTGGATTTTTTACTGATAGAAAACTACCACCCAGCTCTGTAACATAGTCAACCTCACTACCCAATAGATACATTTCAGCAAGTGGATCAACAACTAAAAGACCCTCTATAGGATCACTCCAATCTACAGGTTTAGAGGCAATACCAACTTCTCCTGTCAAGCCCCAAACGTATTGAAAACCAGAACAACCCCCACCTTTTACGGAGAGAGTTACATATTGGCCTTTGTCCTTGGACACGATTGAAAGATAATCTTTAGCAGTTTGTGTTAATGTTACCATATTACTATTTAGTTTAATCGATTACCCTGCCTCAACAGTTGTGCAAGAATATTATTCCAAAATTGTTTTGACCAATCACTTTCAGACTTGTCCAGTGCAATTTTTGCTTTATCTATCCTAATCATTAGCATATCTACCATTATTTCTCTCCCGATAAACATTTACTTCTTTGGTCATAATACGGTTGGCAATTAATAGTTGCCCCAGTTCTGCAAATTTCTTTCATGTCTGCATAGCGTCCCATACAACTTTTAAATTTAGGACTGTCTTCTTGAATTTCTTGTAAACGAACAATCATAGTGAAGAACTCTTGGATCATGGTTTTCATTTTAGCAGTTTCATCCCCTTTAGGGACGCACAAAGATTTTATGGCCGGGTCTTGTTTCATAATAGCCGTTCTTGCTTGGAGACAAGAGTCCATGTCGGGCATCTCTGTGTTGATACCTAGACTTGTAATTATTAATAGTGCTTTAATCATTATGCAGCCTCCCCATAATTA